CCCGCGGAATCCTCTACGGTCTAAACGGTAAATTTTGCTTTTCTTAGTATAAGTGGTATAATGTCACAGCCCTTATCGTTAGACAACCTATTGAAACCGATGGGTGAGTTAGAGCCTTCGGCTCCACGAATACCAAAGACATTAGAACCTGCTAAAACTTTAGAATCGTTTCATACACAACAGATTCAAAAGATTCGTGAGGAGAAAACAAATTTACCCAAACTGCGTTTGGAACTTGCGGCGAAAAAGGAGAAACTCGCCTCCGTTGAACAGCAATTCTTACAACCCAGCGCCTCCACCAATGTGAACGATGTATTAATCCTGGCCTCCAGACAAAAGATAGAAGAGGAGGTAGTTGCTTTAGAAAAGACAATTCAAAAACTTGAAGATGGTACCGCCGAAGCGGACTATTTTTTACGAGTCGGCGATATTCTCTTCTCATACAGCGATGCCCAAGAACGTATTGCCGGCGGAGAACGACCCGTTGAATCCGTCGCAAAAGGAAAGATGCCCGCTAACAGCGTTTATTCTTATTTTACAAACGATGCCGATGACAAATCCACCAAGACCAACGATTTAATTCCTGAGGTCCAAAAAGCATCGGCAATTACAAACACTATTGGATTTAAGCGTGATAAAGCGTTAGAGTCTTACTTGACCGCACTCAATCCTACCGCCATCCAACACGAAAATAGTATCGCCTCCTCAATAACCGAAAATTTTGGAAATTGTGCCGTTTGTGATAGCGAAATGTTATTTAATGAAACCTTTTTGGATTGCCCTCAGTGTGGATACCGCGATTATGTCCTGGTTGACTCCGAGAAACCGTCCTATAAAGATCCACCACGTGAAATGTCGTACTACGCGTATAAGAAAATTAATCACTTGAACGAATGGCTAGCGCAATTCCAAGCCAAAGAAACTACTGAAATATCGCCTGCTATTCTAGACCAAATTCGCCAAGAACTCCGCAAAGAACGTATTACCGACATGAGTAAACTCAAGCCCTCAAAATTAAAAGATGTCATCAAAAAATTAAAGTTGAATCGCTGCTACGACCATGTTGCGCATATTCTTAACCGTCTTAACGGTATCTCCGCACCCGTTTTATCTCGCGAAGTTGAGGAGAAACTACGTTATATGTTTAAGGAAATCCAATTTAGTTTCGTAAAACATTGCCCTAAGAAACGGTCCAATTTCTTATCTTATTCGTTCGTACTTTACAAATTCTGTGAATTATTGGAATTAGATGATTATTTACCCTGCTTTCCGTTGCTCAAAAGTCGTGAAAAACTTTATATGCAAGATAAGATTTGGCAGAAAATATGCGAAGATATGGGATGGGAATTTATAAGAACTGTTTAAGTATAGATAAATATATTTTATTAAATTCTTCTACATAAATTAATAAATACATTTTATGGAACTGTTCTGGATGATTTTTAGCCGCATTTATCGCTAATTCGTGTGCTTTTCTACTCGCTTCGTAGCATACTGGTATTAATATATTAACATCAGTATGTAAATTCATTAATTTTTACCTAATGATTGGTAATAACTTTTCTTGGGCTCTGTTAAAAACATATTACTATATCCTTTAATTGGTATAATACTACCGTAACCTAATTCGTTCAAAATAAATGTAAACAATTCCTTATTTTCGTGATTTGATTCAAAAAGGATGGTTGGATAATTATTCTTTTTAACCGTCTGGATAGCGCCATTGAGCACATTTAACTCGTTATCTTCAACATCCATTTTGATAAATCCGATATTTTGGAAATTATAGGAATCTAAGGTTCTCACTTCCACTTCCTCTTTTCCTAAAACTGGATCGGCGAATGTTTGTAATGATGATCCACCTCCATCGTTACTACGAATATTCAAGGTTTGGATACCTACTTGGCTTGGGGAGCCCAAGGCAATATTATGGGCTGTTACATTTTTAGCGTTTGACAAGGCGATAGAACCACAGAGTGCGTAATAGGTCATCTTTTGTGGCTCAAAACTATGGACTGTGTTCGCGTGTGATGCCAATGCAATTGAATAAGTACCAGTATGTGCGCCGATATCTAGCATCGCTGAATTTTTATTACAAAACTGCCGGCACCAACTAATGAGCGACTTTTCAAAAAGTCCGTGGTCCACATAATACGATAGATTATTAGCGGGTAAAATATAGACGGTATTCGTGTTTGGATACATCAATTGATTTCTGGTGTCGTTTGCTGTATCATCTTCATGTTGCTTGACGAGTATAAAATAATTCGTTGACATCCTCTACGGTTAGGTCTAAAAACAGCTCTAAATAGAGAGTTAATTGAATGCCCGTCTATGTTGGATTTGATATGGGTATTCGCAATTTAGCATATTGTGTTATTGAACACGGTATTTCAGGTGAATGGTCGGTAATCGCCTGGGATAACGTTGATTTACTTGAAGGGGGCGAGACGGCACAAACCGCTAAATCGTGTACTGGTTGCGGCTCAGGCGCCAAGTGGATTTCCATCGGTGACGGAACAAAGTGGTGTAAGGCGTGTGCTACCGGTGTTCGTGTTAAGAAGTCCGCTGTTGCGAAGCCATCGTTGCCCTGTTTGCCCTGTGCGCTCGGTGCCAAAGAGCTCAAAGCACTCGCAACTGGCCGTGGAGTCACCGATGTCAAGAAAATGAAAAAGGGTGACTTAGTTGCGTGGGCCCAAAAAGAGTATTTAGTGCCATGGAAACCGGTTAAAACCGCATCGGTGAGCCTGGATACAATTCGGCGCGCTATGAACACCTGGTTGACGTCTGTACTTCTAACAATGAAACGGGCTACAACTATTCGGCTCGAAAACCAGCCGGCGATGAAAAATCCAACTATGAAATCGGTTCAAATTATGCTCTATACACTTCTCGCACATCGGCTGGAGACGGAGCACGCTTGGTCCGGTGGAATTGAGTTCGTCCATGCCGGTGTCAAATCCCGAGGGGTAGATTACACCGATATTAGTGGGGCGTCCGGCGAATATAAGGCACGCAAAGATGGTGCTGAAGCGGATGTGACTGCGTTGCTGGCAAAGGGAGGAGAGGGGGCTGCTAGGTGGGCCGAGTTCTTTGCCGGTCGTTCTAAAAAGTCCGATTTAGCCGATGCGTTTCTTATGGCGCACCGGCTTGCTTGAGCCACTCCTCCTTCATTAACTTCTTGAAGGCGACGAAATCCATATCAGAGTCCGGTGTATACTGTAATTTTTTGCCGTTGTCGCCTAAATAATCAAAATAATCGTAGTGGGCGTCATCGTCCTCATTATACATATAGCATTGTATTGTTATACATGGCTCTGTGTTGCTCTCAAGATTTGTGAGTCGGTGAATTTGGTTCAGTGTGGGACTAATCCATGTAACTTCATCCTTAGTAAAACTTGTCGTAGCAAAAGGAGGAACTGAATCCTTTTGGTCGCATAAGAATGGAAATAATTCAACCTGTATGGTTCCGTGAAGAACTCGTATAACAGCGTTAGCAGCGGAATGGCTATGAATTGGCGAATAGTGTCCAATCGGCCAGATTTCCATTACATATGGCACTCCAGGTGATTCACCGTTATTCTGTCCCATTGTGATACGTAAGTATGTCTCTTGTGGATGTGGCTCTTTACTGAATTCATTTGCTTTTTCTGCGAGTCGCTTATAGCACCAGCCATCAGGATTACTAATACTTAATTTGATAGCATCGGAGAAATAAGGAAACTCTGCGTCGTTAAGATAGAAATTCTTGCCCGAAATACAATCGTATAACTTTTGTGCTATAGAGGATAGATTCGCCTTTGGTAAAAAATTACCGGATGCGATATCACTCATCGTTAAATCATCGGTATTTTTCACTTTGAGAGGCAAATTCGCAGTAATTGGATCGCGCAAGAGTCTCAATGGTTTGAGGGTGTCAGCAGCAAACTCAATGGTGGTTAAACTTTCTAAGAATTCAGTCACATCCTCCTTGAATGTGTATTGATAAACGAGAGTATCTAATCGGGGCTCACCGACACCCCCGTATAATGTTTTATTGTGAGTGTCAAGACTGAACCAATAAAATGCGCCACTTTTATTCACTAATCCAGTATTATTCTTCTCATCCACAAGTTCTTTTGGCTCTGAAGAGGATACAATAAATACACGGACTTTGTTTACAATAAATTCAACACCTAACCCGTGTGATTTTTCATTATTTTTAAGAAAAAATACACAAGGTGTTTTATTATCGGTACTTTCAAACAAAATAACACCCTGTCCGTGGACTAAAAGTGGGATTTTTGAAAATGCTCTCAAATCTTTGAGATTGCGAAATTTAGCGGGCATTGTCTCTCTATATTAAGGACTCGGATATGCGTTTGGGAATCTAAAACGAAGACAAAGGAGGTAAAAGAAGGAAACTATGAGCGGTCCTACAATTCGTATTTCCGATAATGTATCATTTCCCGAAATATCGGCCAGCCAGGACTTAGGTCGTTCATTGGATATTTCAAGCCAAAACGATTTTGACCTCAATCTTCTCGGCAATCAGCGTAAGATCGCCGGTTCACTGAGTCGTCCGGCTTCTCCGGCGAACGACGTGCTGAAGCCAGTAGATGACATTGAATTCGTAAGTCTTGATGACACAAATGTAACCTTTGATGTCAAGCCATCTGGAGGCGGAGACAGCATCCGTATCTTACGTGAAACCGGCCCTTCGGCTCCTGCCGGGGGTAGCAGTACCGAGCCATTTCGTCTCGGCGGCTCCGCACCCGTAATGACTCCTACAACTGTCCCAGCTGTAAGTGCGCCTTCTGCCCCAGTCGCAGCTCCTGCTGCCGCACCAGCACCCGCAGCCAAATCTTGGTTCTCCAGCATCCCAGGACTCGGTGGTGCTTCGGCTCCTGCCCCTGCTCCTGCTGCTGCTTCAGGCGGCATCAGTAGCTGGTTCGGTTCTGGTAGTGAATCTAAATCGGCCCCTTCTACTGTCTCTGTCTCTTCAACCCCTTCTGTTTACCTGACCCCCGAACAAGAAGCAGTAAAGAAGACTGAAGGTTTGACCATTTTGGAACGTATGGACCGCAAGGGCATCAGTGGTACAAAGATGGCGATGAGCAACACCCTTGAAGAGATTAACTCCGAAGTCGCTCGTCGTAAAGACTCCAAAGGTTTGGAAGCATCCCTCCGCTTTCAGCGCTCTATGCTCACTACGGTCACCAGTGGTATGGAGTTCCTTAACAGTCGTTACGACCCCCTCGGTCTCCATTTGGACGGTTGGTCTGAACAGGTAAATGAGAACATTGAGGACTACGATGAAATCTTTGAAGAGTTATACGACAAGTACAAGGATAAGAGCAAGGTGGCACCAGAAGTGCGACTCATTTTATCTCTCGGCTTATCGGCCGGTATGTGCCACGTCACCAACACTATGTTCAAGTCTCGTATGCCTGGTATGGACGATATTCTTCGCAACAATCCAAATTTAGCGCGTGAATTTGCCCAGGCGGCAGCACGTGAATCGGTCGGTCCTGGCTTTGCTAACTTCATGTCGCTTGGACGACCTGGAGGTGGTAGCGGTAGCGGAGGTAGCGGCGGTGGTGGCGGTGGCGCCGGTATGGGCGGTATGGGCGGTATGGGCGGTATGGGCGGACCTCCACAGATGCCACCAATGCGTGCGCCACCAATGGAGGAGGAATCGCAGATGGGTGGACAGGAACCTGAAGGCGTCCAAAGCAGTGGCTTTATGGGAATGATGGGTGGTATGATGTCAGGCCTCGGTGCCGCTATGCCTGCCATGCCAACCGCTGGACCTCCTCAGGCCCAAACAGTTCGCCGTGAAATGCGTGGTCCCACCGGCGTAGATGACATTCTTGAACAGTTGAATGCAGGTGGACGACGTGATGCCGAAGAGACCGGTTCTATCGGTAGTGCCTACACAACCGAGACAATGCGCCGTGCCGGACTCAATCGTCGCTCCAAGAAGAGCACCACAACTCAACCAACAGGTGCTGAATTAACGCTCAACGTCTAATTCTTTATAAAAATTGACTCCTTTGTACTCTCATAAACATAGTAAAAAAGTATATTTATGAGTCTACGTCCAAATCAAACTTCCGCAATCAATAAGAGTTTACAAAATGATTATAAATCTGGTGTACATTATCACGCAACGGGCAGTGGAAAGTCTTGGATTGCTATGTATCTTATTCTAAATTTCCATACGAAATATCCCACCCACAATGTCATGTGGATATGTGAAAAAAAGTCAATTCTTATTGAACAATTCAATCGCAAAACTCTAAAAGAACGTGAATTTGACCACATCTTTAAAATTTATAATGTGCTCAATTACTCGGAGTTCAAACTGGCCGATTGGTACAACAGCGTAAACAGCGGTGTTTTCTGGAATAAACCGATTCTCCTCATTATTAATCGTGCGTTTCTAACCTCCAGCGATAAATACCTCAAAATCAAGACTCCCTTTCACCTTATAATCCACGATGAATGCCATACCATCGTCAATAAGACAACGCGAG